GCAGCATATTTTTCAGCTGCATCATCTAGTCTTACAAAGATACCTAATTCATCAAGAATCTCAGGCTCTAGTTTTGCAGCACCACGAACTAATCTATCTTGTGCATCTCCGACATCTCTGCCTAGTGCTAAAGCTGCTCCTTTAGCTACTTTGGTAAGTCCTAATAATTGTGCGTCACTGAAATTAGCACTAGCACCTGTAGCGGCTGTTCTGAGTGCTTGGTCTAAAGATAATGCTCCGTCAGCAGCCTCTCTTATTCTTTGTGCTAATGCACCAAGGTTTCTACCGGAGGCTTCCCCTACGGCTTCTAGACCTTGTACTAATTGGGCTGTTTGAGCTGCTGATCGTAAAGCAGTAAATGCTGCGGTTGCAGCAAAGACGTTTGCGGCTAATGTTGCGTAAGCACCAACAAGACCTGAGGAACCTTTCCCCATTCCTTGTTGCATTTTTGAAAATTGTTTGGTAGAGTTGGAGGTCATTCCCGCCATGCCGTGAAGCTGACGTCTAGCGCCTCCCGTTTTATGTCCTAAGTTTTCCGTGGATTTTGCAGTCTTATCTACAGCTTTAGTAGTTTTCTTAGCTGCCGCCTCAGCCTTCATAAGCTTCATAGCATCTACATCTATAGTTAGTACAATTTGATTTTCATTAGCCATTTATTTTTTCTTTATTTTATCATATGCCGCTTTTATTTGATCTTGCGACTCTTTTCGAGTTATTCTTTCCATTTCAAGACATAATTCGAGTATATATTCTTTGTTATACTCAGGTACTTTATGAAAGTTATAAAGTAACTCTAAGTTTGTAAAATCTTTTCCTACAAAACCTACATCAGGGTACATTCTATCTCCTAATGCGTTAAATATATTTATAGCAGTATGAACCATGTCTGGAAAATCCTCTACGTCAGGAGGACATCTATCCCAATCTATTTCTTCGCCAGTTTGCTCTACCATTCGCAAATACTGGTCTTTATTCATACCTATTTTTTCATGGTTTAGCCACAGTTTTAATTTTTGGCTTACTTGTTCGCGGTTTTGCAGTACGAAAATTCTCGAGGTCAAAGACTACCTCGTTGAGCCAATTATCAAACTCACTTGAGTTTTCTACAAGATGTTGAGCATTTTCTGCAGAGTAAGGTAATTCTGCTGTAGGGTCTGCTTGTTTTAAATCAACTAGTACTAAATCTTCCAAATAAGCTAGTTGTAATCCTTTCCAGCCTTTAACTGTAGCATTTGTAAACTCTACAATAAACTTTTCCTCATCTAATGATTCCTCAAAGCCCCGAGTTTTTCTGTTAAATTTGTTTTGTGTGCATCTTTTTCGTAATGCGACGAGTTCTTTTCGGGAGAGATTTGCTAGTTCGACTTCAAATCCATCAAGACCAGGAAACTCCACCCAAACGGTCTTAGTGTCGACCAACAGGGACTTTAATTCCATTATATTCTCCTATGAATATTGTGTGATTCTAGATTCTAATGCGGTATTGTCTAAAGACCGAAAATCATAACTTTGACTGTAAGCTTCGCCCATTTGTAATCTTGCTGTATACATAATAGGATTTAAGTTTACCTGAAAAAATGGAGTTCCACTAGTTGGAGTTCCCATTTTAAAGCCTTTTATAGTTAAGTTACTACTAGTGCTAAAATCATCAAATTGTGTGACATTATTGTCAGTTTGGTATTGACGTATTTCTCCCGATGCAATACGCTTACCTAAAGTAAATGTTGTTGGAAATATAGCATTACTAGAGTCTGTTACTTCAAGACTATCGTTAAGAGTTTCGTAAGGTGTCCATGCTATCTCATTTTGAATTTGTAAATTACAGCTTATAATACTGCTCATATTTAAACTATCAATTGTGAGATATGGATATACTATGAGAGGTGTTCTCGTGGCAGACTCAGATTGAGCACTACCTGGGATTGAATATGATTCATTTCCTACTCTCGTTAGTTTTTTTCCTTGTCCTTCACATCTTATTTGAAATTGATTCGTTGGTACAAAATCAAATGTAGCTCCTGTAATAACAGCACTTTCTAATTTAAAAGTACTACTTCCAGTTTGTATGTAGATATCGAACGTTCTTAGATTCTGAGTAGTAATTCCTGCATCTACTTCTGTTTCAACTATCGTTGCTAAATCTACTATAAGGGACTCGTCTTTTTCAACTGTTAAAGGAACATCAAAACTAAACGAAGCAGGGTTTGCTTTTGTTACGCTTGTGCCTTCAAACATTTTTGATTGATCGTGCAGAGTCTTTACTGAGTACGCATCTTCCGCAAATGTTTGGTCTAAGGATATGGCGGAAGTAGTATAGATTCTATACTTATTTCCGCCATAAACTATGTATAGCTTACTCTCGCGAAGAAAACTATAAGACATTTAAATTACCTAGGCAGTTTCTGCTCTATGCGTAGTACCATACTTGTTGGCTTCACTATGCGAGGTAGAACCTAGATATTTGACTTTCATTTCATCTCCAGTTAGGAGGTCTGTTCCGTGAGCAGCGAACTCTACGGAAGCTGAAATTAAGTCACCGACTTCAATAACTGGTACAGTTAAGTGAGCTTTTGGCATGTTGAATTCAACACCAGGTGCTGTAAAGTCACCTGAATCCATTGCGTCACCATCTGAACCAACGGCTCCTGCTACACCCATGTATAAGCGCATATCAAATGCGTTAGTCACGAGGTCAGTCGCTGCTGCTAAATCGGTTAATAATTGGTTTGAACCATTAGATTTTGTATCAAGATACATGGTTAGTGAACCACTAATAGTTCTGGCACCTGTAAAGGAGCCGATTGGTTTGTCTACAACACCAATAGTTTCTGGAGTTACATAAGTAACATTATTCTCTATACTAATAGAGCCGCCAGTTATATTAATATCGTATGTACGATCGTCCAAGCCACCTGAGCTTGCACCACCGCCTTGTGCGTCTGCATCAAGGTATAAACTAGAAAGTTTGTTTCTCAAGTAATCTGCATCACTCGGACCAGTAGTATCGGCATAGTTATAACCTTCTACATAAGTATCGGTTGTGCCACTAGAATGTGTTAAACTAGCGCCATCAGCATCATATGCTTCGATAACGTATTTAGAAGGATCATCATATGCTTCTGTTACTTGGTCAATAGTAGTTGCACTACCAGACCATGTAATCTGTGCGATCCCATCAATAGAAAAATCTACTTCTGCAGAATTTATTTGAGCAGCATTAAGTCTATATGTTGTATTCTCAAGTGCAAAAAATATGTTCAATTTCATGAGTTCGTGGTTATCTGATTCCAAGAAATCAACTAGAGCACCATTAGTAGCACTAGTACTGGTTGCTATTGCAGCGCCTGAGGCGTCTGATAGACCTGTACCAGCTAATGCTGACCATAGTATGTTTTCACACATATCATATGTTCCATTTGCTCTGAAACTTGCTGAACCATGAACAAAAGGTCTTACATAAGTTGCAAAAGACCATTCTGCTGGTGGTAGCGAATCGTTGAATCGTTTCGATCCACGATTGGGTGCTGCACCCGCTTCATTAATAGTTACATCTGTAGATTCACTTCCTTGAGAGAAGCTGTATCCATCTAATACACCTATTCTAAAACAGTTTGCGCTTGTACCATTTCCTACAAAACGTCCCGATCCTGCTCTTGCTCCATCAGCTGTTGTTGTTCCTGTAACAGTTTTAACAGTAACAATAAGTCCACTAGCTGAACCGTTATTAGTTCCTGCATAGTTTTCTACTGCTGTTTCTGTAGCTGTTTCATCTGCAACAAAACCATTTCCTCTGTAGTTATTTGGAATTGCTATAGTTTCAACGGCACCTGAGCCTGAGATAGAGAGAACGATACATTTTGCATTGTCTCCTGAAGCGGAGGTAGTACCTAAAGTAACGATATCACCCACAGCATACCCAGTACCTTTAGTACTAACATATGCAGTAAGAATACCACCACCTGCGGTAGGGACTCCATTCGCGGAGCTTACAAATACTTTCGTATTCCGTGAAAGATTTAAAGCCATTGCTTTTCTCCTATTTCTTCTTTGAAAGTACTAAGCAAGATATTTATCTGCCTGTAATTTCACTTTTTTAATACCTAACTTGTAAAGCTATTTCACCTAATGCTAGTGGGGCTAACACACCCTCATCAGTTGCAATAGTTAGTATAGTTGAGGAAGTTGTTTTGAGGTTCGGACTGACTGTATCGTCATATGTCAAAACGTCATTATTATCAATAACTCTCTCAATATCTTCTAATAAAAGAGCTAATTCTTCTTGTGAGTCGGTTTCATCAGAAACATATATTCTTATTTCTAAACTTAAAAACCGCCATTTAAAGCCATCGGGTTGATACTCTCGTGTTTCATCACCCGCTACCACACATATTGATGGAAATTGGGTTATTTGATCTATAAATAATGTATGCCCGTGTACATTATTTGAAACATTAGAGTTGTAAGGAGATTGACCATTTAGCCTTAATTTGATCTCATTTACAAAGGCATCAACTACTTTATTTCGTTGTGTTCTATACTCAGATGCCATTATACTCTCCTAACTGTTAGTTTTTGTTCAATTCTTCCCTGAGCCAAGTTTCTTATACTTTTGGCTATTAGCGGCTTAGGGTTGTAAGCTAATGGCCATCTTCTTTGTCCTGCATTCTCAAATGTTGCATAAGGATTTAATAAATAAGTGTATTTTGCCACCACACTATTTTGTCCTTCTGTTAACTCTAGTAGTTGTACTGAGTTTGAAAATCTACTTGTTCTATTCATAAGAGCAGGTCTTCCCATATTTCTTCTAACTTCTGCTCCTAATCTACTATTTATATATTTCTTTATTTTAATTAGTTCAGCGTTTCCTGCTGTTCCTTTTTCGCCTTTCTTTTGTCTAGCTTGTTCCGCTTTTGCTACAGATACTTTCTGAGCAAGTGTCAACTTTTTAGTTGAGGGTTTTTTACCAGATCTAGGTTTTTTAAGTGTTGCTTTCCTAGGTTTAGCTTTAATTTTTGGTATTGCACCCCTTACACTAACTTTCTTAATATTTTTCTTTTTCTTAGCGTCTTTTACAACAGTTCTAATAAAATCTCTTTTAGCTGCTTCCTCTACTTGTTTCTTAAAAGGTTTACTGGCTTTAAGAGCTGCCGCTTTTTCTTTATTTAAATATGAAAGATTATCTTGTAGTATCTTTTCACACGCTTTTATAAACTTTCCTTTAACTTTTCCATCAATATTATCGTATTTTAATGGTATATCTTTGTCGTTAAGTGTTAGTTTTACTACCCTTTTTTGTCCATACTTTTTCGTATCAAGTCTAGTATCTTCTTTTAATTCAATTCCTAAAGCATTAATTAATGTTTCTGCTATTGGTACTGACTTGAGCAGTGAACTAAATTGACCTTGTATTTCATCTGCTTTTAAGGTTAAAAAAGCCTCATAAACTGATGCATCTAGATGAGTTGTTCTCATACCTTTTTCATCGCTTTGATCAGGATAACCTCCCGAGCCTACCTCAACATCTAATTTTAACTCACTATACTTTTCTAACCAAAGTTTAAAGGTTTTTTCCGCAATATATTTATAAAACATTTGATAGTTTGTATTACTCCAACCACCTGTTTTATTCTTAATCGTTCCCGGAGTAATTATAAATTCTGGTAAAGTTTTTGAACTTCCCTTAATTCTATAAGCACCTGGTACTGGACCTGACATACTTGGAATAGATGTACCTGATGTGGTAGTCCACTCATTAAGTACTTTTTCTACTAAACCTTTCCAAGTTCTTTCCGTAAATGCTCCTGGTTTAGCTTTTTTAATAACTAATGGGGCAATGTTTGGTCTATTTTCATATTTTTTATAAATAGCAAATATAGTTGCCTTAGCCATTGCTGTTGCAGCTTGAGACATATTTACAGTAACAATATGAACCATCTTGTCCCCTACTGCTTCTACTGCTTTGTCATACGCTTTACCGCCTTTAGAGCTAAATAGGTCAGAGACTTCTTTTTTTATTGAGCCTATAGCCACTACTTATAAATCTTATAAAAATCTAGTATCCTTTTTATGTGATCTGGAAAACCAATGTTTCCAGATATACCAGAAGTGCTTTGATTTTCAATCATAGCTCCTGCAATCTGCATACGAGCCTTTCTTTCATCTTTCATGTAATATTTGATTAAATCATATACCGCTAATTTTAAGTCTGCAGGAGTTGAAGCGTAACCGGCTCTATAAACAACTTTTACTGCTTTATAACCTTTTGGAAAATATTTAACACCAGTACTAGTTGTACGGACTATACTGTCCGTTGTAGTATCAAGTATATATTCATATTTACCACTACTATCAGAATTTTCTGTGATTAGTGTAACGTATGAACTTGCTTGATCATCTCTTTCTTGTACTTGGCTTACTGAAACTAAAGGACTTTCATCTAGCATAACTCTAGAAGTCACGCCATCTAGTATATCAAAATATTCCGTTTTATTTGAACTGTAGTAGTCTACAAAAGATACTCCACAGTACGTTTTAACTATTTGAGTAACTTGAGGTATTAAAGTATTAATTCGAGCATCTTCCTGAACGCCTTTGAGTCCCGAAAAGTCTTTATACTCTTGTAATGTTACTAAATTTGCCATAATTTCCTTTAAAGATATTATGTGGGGAGAAACCTCCCCACATAAAAATCATTAGGTATTAACTACCTTTGTACTGATAAGCCCACTTAGAAGTAGCACCATCGATCATATCGGTGAAGCCAATTCTTTGTGAAGCAACGAGCACTCTGCGCTGATTCGCAACTTCGTAATCAGACTCGATGGTTACACCGCGGAGTCTAGGCATTACGTAGTTCTTAGCATATACAGCTATTGCTGCTGGCATGTTAACTGCAGCAGTTGGGAATTCGTCACAGACTAAGACTTTAGAGCCAAAGACCATTCCGATTTCGCCATTCAATTTAGTAGCCATATCGCCAACTAGGTTCACATCTTGGAACTCAGCATCTTCTAACAAGTTGTAATAAACTGTAGAAGAAACAATATAAGTCACATCAGATGGATTTATACCGTATTTGCCCATGTTCTTTCTTAGTGCCAATAGTTCGGCAGCTGTAACTGTGTCAGAAGCAAATGCAGTTGCTGATTGTGTGACATCACTGTCAGCTTCAGCTAAGTGCCATATACCGTCAAAAGACGCACCGGAAGTACCGAATTGTCCGTCAGCGTTGTTACCCAAAAGGAGGGCATTTTCCATAGCTCTTGCATGTGATCTAATGATTGACTCCCTAATTAAAGGAAGGATCGGTAGAATTGCATCTTCTTCAGTTTCATTACCTAAGTAAGATTGTGAAATTAGTTTTTTGGTAGAAAGAGTTCTTTCTGTCATATCAATACCACCGAATGGTGAGCCATACGTGTCACCACGTT